GAGCGACCGTCGAAGGCAAAGTTGAAGCCTTCGTTGGAGCCTTCGCTGGACAGGCTGCTGAGACGGCCAGTACGGTCGAGAATCTCACGACCGATCTTGGTTGCCTCGTAGGCCATCCACACACCGTCAGAAGCAATCAGGCAGTCAATGTACTGACCGTACTTGTTCTTAGCGGAGTGGAAGCGACGGAGGTACTGACGGAGCTTCGACTCAGTCAGGACTCCAACATTGTCCTTGATGAACGACTTGAACTCAGGGTTGTCGGTGACATTGATCTTGCCATTCATGGCAGAACCAATGGCTTCTGAACCCAGAAGATCGTCCGCACCCTTGAGCCACGAGTTAATACCCGCAATGCCCGTAAACGAAGGAGTGGCTGAAGCACCTGTACCAAGTTCACCACTGTTCGCATAAGTGATGAAATGTCCAGCTGCGGGATCAACCGTAAGGTCTGCCGGTGCAACCAGAACAATGGTTCCAGAAAGGTCATCAACAGACTGAACGTAAAGCGACTCACGGACATTAGTAGCAGAGGCTTCGTTTCCACGAGTAGTGCCGCTATAAATGTCCAGTCGCTGTCCCGGGAAGAATCGTTCGTAGCACTCTTCAGAGATCTTGAACGAATACGTCGCAGGGGCACTAGCAGTAGCACTAACCTTAGTGACCGTACCGGTAATCGTACCGAGACGGTAACTATTGCTCTGGCTCACATACCAATAGTTGCACAAGGTGTGCGACAGGTTCTGAGCAAAGCCCTGGAGCGTAGGAGCAATCACATCGCCGATGACGGCGGGGGTTGCTTCCATCTGCATCTCACCCAGGGTGAGCATCAGGTTGGTGTACATCGCCCGCATCGGAACCGAAAGACTGAAGGTTCGAGCCTTCGGTCCGTCAGCCGGATCAGGGAAAGTCTTCATGGTACCATTGTTAGATCGCATAAGGCGATCACCAACAGTAGTGGCATTTGCAGCATCGCCGTAAAGACCAAAGTCCTGGACGGTACCCATCTGCTCAATCACACCGGTCATGCCGGTTCGATAAAGCTTGTTGACCACGAAGTCACGAGAGAATTCAGACGCCGGTCCAACACCCTGAGAGGTGACGACCGTGTCACGCCAGACAGGATCCAGAGTCGGGAGGATCGTGTCGATCTGCTTGGAGAGGATCTCCTCAATACGGCCCGATTCCGTATTGAAAATTTGTCCTGCTGAAGAAGCCATGGGTTTTTACCTCATGCTTTGGAGTCGCCACCCGGATCGGAGAGCGACCGAAGAATCTGATCAGAAGTCCAGTCACGCAACTGGCCTTCAACATCCCCGTACGACTTATCCTTCGTACTGGGGAGCTCAACGGGCTTCCGCTGAGAAAGAGTTTCGGTCTGCCCCGCCGTTTCCGAGACACGTCCAATCTTGGAGGTGTCACCGATTACCGTGAGCATGTCCTTAGAAACCTTGGATGCGGCCTTGTTACTTCCTCCGCCCACCAAGAATCTTCAAATGTTCCAGCTGAATCGAGTCGACGACGGAGGTTTTCAAGAGCCGTAGCTCTGACTTGCTCCGCGATTCGTTCCTTAGCACCTGCAAGGTCTTCAGGACTACGAGTCGATTCGATCCAGCCAATAAGAACCTTCGCATCTTCATTATCTGTAACCGCAGAAGAAACAGAAGTTTCCATCGCGGACTTCAGATTCTGAGCTCGCATGCGATTGATCTCGTTCTGCATTTGACGAGTCGCTTGTCGAGCTTCCTGGTCCTTCATTTCCGGCATCTCTTCGCTTGCTTCAGGACTCATCGTTGGTTCCTCTTCGTCATAGATCTTGACCCAGTCTTCAACCTGGTCGTGTTCGTATCCAGCAGAAAGAAGCATGCGTCGAGCATCTTCCTTCTTGACCTGCATGTCAGTTTCAGGATTCATCAGTCGCATCGTCGAGTTACGAAACTCAGACAATTGACCGTTCTGCTCTTTGAGGTTCTCGAGTTCCTCTCGAGAATCAGCAAGCTCCTTCAGTGAATACTCATTCCCCCCCACTTTGACCGTTTGGTCTAGGTCAAGCACTTCGGGGGTTCCGGACTCTTCAATGACTTCCGGGTTTTCCATCTGCTCATCAGACATTTACTAGGCTCCTTGCATCTGCTGTGGTGGCATCTGCTGTTGCTGTTTAGGCTGTGGCATTCCTTCTGCCATAGCAGCCATCATGTCGGGGTTAGGTACGGTGTTTGGCAACGACCTACCCATGAATTGAATCAACGATTCGCGGTACTTCTTGAACTCATCAATCACACTTGGGTCAGCCTTTGCCATTTGTGGGCTAGACATGAACCCACCGAGAACCCTGATTTGGAATTCAGGTGTCGATGTGTGAGGTGTGATCACTACCTGACCAGGATTAGATCCGTCCCCGTACAGCGTCAGGATGTTCTGGACCACCAGCTCATACGCTGATTGGTTCTCATCCATGTACATTGCGAAGTCAAGGCCCTCCTTGAGAGCGAACAACTTCAATGCGTCAGGATCCATAAGACCGGCCTGGAACATCTGCATCGCTTCCTGCTTACGAGCAACCTCAGAACGAGGATTGATCTGCTTCACAGAGAAAGTCAGGCTTGAGACGTTTGGAATAGGGTTGTTTTCGAACGACACCTCGCTGCGGTCAAAGTCAATGACCGCACCCGCAAGATCCAGATCCAAGCTGGTAACGGGTAGAGGCTTAGGAGACATCATCAGCTCTCGAGAAGCATTGGACACAATCGACCGATAGACTTTTCCGAATGCCTGGGACACGCCCATGGTTGGATTAGTCATCGCCCGATTGATCTGCTCGTCCAAGAACTGAAGACCTGTTGCCGAGTCGACGCGACCCTTCTCAGCAATGAGGTCTTGAACAGGGTTGATCGACTGCATCAACTGCTTGGCGAACTGGGCAGTCTTGCCCGGGATGTCACCCGCATTGTGGGGGGAGATCACAAACGGACTGAACTTCTCGTTCAAAGGATCAGGCTGATACGAGATCATCCGTAGACCCTTGCCCACATCACGAAGCACAGACCGCTCATTGAACGAGCCCTGAGGCATTACCACAACACCGTACTTATCAATGTCACGGATGTTGTTGAACAACGCCTTCAGCATCTTCTCCATCTCGCGATTGATGCTGAACAAGAGATCAAAGAGACCCGCACCATGGAACGTACCCGTATCCATGAACCTACAGAAACCGATTGGACAGTACGTCTGGGTGTTTGACAGGTCCTGATCCTCGATCATGTAATCACCAGAGCAGATGATGTATCGAGAACAAGTTCCCTTCGGTCCGTCTAGCCAAAGTTCACGGACACGAACGACAGCCATATCTGTTTCAGGGTGATCACCGTGATATGCGTCACCCGAGAAGGCATTCGTTGATCGACCAAAGTCACCATCGATGTCCGACTCTTCCATCACCTCACCAGTCTGGATCTCGTAGTACTCAAGATCCTCAAGATTGCTCTTGATTCGAGGTCCAAACTTCTCGACAAGTGTCTCGAGAGGCACCAAACGCTGACGCACCATTCCTGATTGCTTGGTGTAATCCTGAGCAATCGATGGGAATGGGAACAGTTCCTTGGGATGAATCACCTCAAGGTCTGCAACCAAGCCAATTGTCGGATGATCTGAGATGTGCCCTTGAATGCCAGCGGAACCAAGAGCCACCAAGGTATGAGCAAACTTCTGGCTAATCTCAGCAATCTGGTCAGGAGCCACCAGGGAATCAGCCAGCAGCTGAGCAATGGAACGCTGCCTGATCATGGGCAGACTTGTTCCAGTCCTCAATACCTTCGGCCTTAGATCCATGGACGCCAGACGAGAAGATGCCCGGTCAATTGCCGAAAGCATCTCCTGGCTCTGGAACTCCAGGTTGCCGTCCTCATCGAGGTAGTGGGGGGACAAACGACCTGATGCTGGATCGAATACGTCAAACCGACGCATCCCATTCAGGTAGTAATAAACCAGAAGCCAGGTAATACGTCGATAAGAGAGACGAGCAGTCTCCCGATCAACGTGATCCCCGATCATTCTGCAAATATCACGCTTCTTCTTCGGGAGCTTGAATGTCTGGTGAGCCATGCTTCAGTTTCCGTGCAGCAACCCCACCTGGTCGCCAAGTGGGTGGTACATCTGAAGGATTGAAATGAATGTTCGAAAGGTTCAAATTTCCTGGTACTTGTGGCTCAGGAGTTTTGACTGGCTCAACAACTTGGTCAGAGTTTCGAGGCTGACCGTAATACGCTCGAGCCATTGCTTCGTACAAGAAATAAGGAATCGTGACCTGCTGATGAGGATCAGACTCGTGAGGAAGAGGAGCCTCGTTCTCCATCGAATTCTGCATCGATCTCTCCAATCTCATTTAATAGTTCAGGGTCCAACTTATTCAGCCGGTAAGCCCAGGGAATGCCGTTTTCATCGTTGTAGTTACCGTCAATGATGTGCTCTTCAGGGGTCCGGTCATCCTCAATGTCTTCGATCTGACGATTGATCCTGCCCTTCAAGATCGCACCACTCATTGAGACAGTGTCAATATGGTCATCCTTGGCCAAGCCACCATCCTTCACTTCGGGATTGAACTGTTCGACCTGGTCAAACAGATCCTTCCAGTGACGATCCATACGACGTTCCAACGGGAACTTAATGAGACCGTTCTCAAACCGGAATTGAAGAGCAGCGATACGAGCTTCCTTGGCGACCATGCCTACCTTCAAAGGGACCACCTTGGGCAGATAGTCGACGTTGACCATGTCCATGGCCCGTTGCTTTACAATCGAATCAAGGTTGTGGTACAGCGCAATCGACTGCTTGACTACTTCTGGACGGATTGATGGGACTCGCCACTTGCTCGCCATCTTGAACACTTCCTTGATCAGAGTGTTCTCGTCACACTGGCCTCCCCAGATATCAAGGACGAACAACTCGTTCTCTGGTGTAGCCGCCATGACCGTGCAGACCTTGAAGTCTGAGTCCCGTGTGGCTGTCCAACTTGTGTCAATGGTCATGAACAACCATGACTCTTCCAAGAAAGCAGCCAATGGCTTACTGACTTCCTTCCCCCCCACTCCGACCCAGTTCAACATCGTCATGCTGGCATAGGGAGATTCGCCAAGGTATTCATCGACCTGGCTGTAACTCCAGCTCAGTGACTCGTCTAACTCGGGGAAGAACACATCGTCACTGCTGCCCGGATCAGCCATGTATTCAGATGCGAAGTTGGCTGACCCAATCATCTCGCGGATCTCTTCCAATGAAATCCGTTCCTTGAGTCGAGGATCTGTCTTTTTAATTTCTCTGTCGACAGGCCACATTTCAGGCCAACATGAAATCAGCTTGTCTTGCTCATCTCGATATGCGGCCTTGATCACCATGCGGTTCCAGTGATCAAATCGAGGATCCTTTGCCCTAATTCCCTTGGAGCCCTCAACGGTGTCCATGGCGTACCAAGCGTAGTGGCGGCGAGAAACAAAGGTTGCCAGCCACCTGATGCTGGTGTTGGGCCGAGTAACCATGGGCATGACCACCTTGAAGAGGAGGTTGTCCATGTAGTTCCTGAGCACCGACATCGATGTAGATGCACGGGGGTCGTATTCAGGGTCATCCAAGACGTAGCAACGAGGACGGCCACCACGCTGCCTGCTTTCGGCTGAGATTGCACGGAACCATGAACCGTTCTTCAGGTACATCATCTCGATGCCGAATGATGCTTCACCTCGTTTGGGAATGATCCTGTTGTCTGGGAACTCAGGCATCCAGTCTTCATGGATTCGAACGTTCTCAGTGAACTGAGTCTTGAGCATCTGACCCGTCTGTTTGGCATTGTCATTCGTTGATGTCGCGTAGATGAATGAGTAGCCAGGACGAGTCAACATCTGAAGAAGCATTGCCTTACGAATGCAATTGCTCTTGGCAAAGCCGCGAGGCGCAATCGTGATTGAAGCCCTTGAGTTGGCCCATTCCTTGTAAATACCGAGATGCCCGTCTGGAATAGGGACGGGATCCTCGTCGTAGAACATGGGATTGAAATCGTCTTCTTCGTCTGGGAACAAGTACCAGTGATCAAAGAAGAGAACTGAAGACACAAATCGAAGTGCCTTGTCGTTTGGGTCTTTGGTAGGGACAAGCCACTGCCTGCAAGCGTTAACTCTTGCTTGGCGTTGGCCGTCTACAGTTAAAGTTTCATAGTCAGAAGGAAGCGGGAAAAGCGGGTTGCCCTCAGCCTTCGTCGGTACTCGTTTTATCCTCAATCAGCATTCCTTTGCCGATCATTTCCACGGTTGCAAACCTAGACAAACAAGCAACGAACGTAATTGCGTGATGCTTCACCATGGAGTGGGGGGCGATAGTGTCGTAGAGCCGAAAGAAGTTTTCAGTCGGCTCGTCTTTTTCAATGAGATACGTGTACAGCCGTGCAGCAAATCTTTCTCTTGACCCAAGAACCTTATCTACATCCTTGATGGCAAGGTCATACAGGATCTGTCCGGCGGATCTCGCCAGGCCCATCGGACCCATTTGCCGTGCGGTCCTCACCATCTCCTCCATCTCCGTCGACACTTGACGGGAGATAAGCGGCTGCGAAGGTGGGCTTACCGTCGTAGATTTTACTGAGCTTGCTTTCGGGTAAAGCAGCTGAGACCCGTGAAGCTGTGCGGGTGAGTCTGACACTGTTTCCTGACTCCTGACTGACTGCTGTGACTTCTTGCTTTTCGATGAGTCCCGAGGCATCGGCCACCTCCTTTAGTACTTTTCGAAGCTGGCCATGTGCCCTCAAGGCAATGGACGCATCTGTATCTCTGAATAACTGTACCAGAGTACGGACCTCTTCGTGGATACTAAAGTCCACGTCCTTGAGAGCCTTACTTGCCTGGTCCACTTCGAAGAACGAAAGGACCTTGTCTGGTGGAATCTGGTGCTTGGTGATAGGGGTTTCCGGAGGCATTAAGTGTCCTTTAGCCAAACATACGAGTTCCGCGAATGATACGAGACAGGATCTTCAGGGCTTCATCCTTGTCTACGCCAGTATCAGCAACCGAACCACTCAGCATCCGGAACAACTCCTTGACCATGTTCTGTTCGCTTCGGGCTCCTGCAGCTCTATTAGCCGCAGAAGCAATACCTCCACCTAGTGCCCTTGAAGCCTGTCTAGTGGTCCGGCCTTCCTCAAGTTCCTTAAGCAGACGAGTCAAACGAATGGCATCTTGATCTGCCTTACCTGTGCCTGCAAGCAGTTGCCGTCCTTGAGGGTCAATCATTTCAATAGGATTGACCGTGCCACGAGGATTGCCGGCTCCAAGGATCCGTTCAGGTGCAGGTGCAGGTCGAGAAGCTTCATCTCGTTGTAACGCAAACTGTCGGTTAATAGGATTCTCCCCCCCACGTGGGTTGGGAAGTTCGTCTGCGTCTCTGTATAACTCGACGGCAAGAGCAGGATCAGACAATGAGCCCGAAGCAAGCGCAGGGTGCATGCCTGTTCTTGACATTGCCCCCCCACCTCGACTTCGAGGCTTCTGAAGATCATCGTCATCAAATGAAAGGTCTTGGCTTTCGTCAAGATCTATTTCTTTCATGATCTCATCAAGAGATTCAACATTACCGGCACGCGAAAAGTCTCCGGCTTGAACTTCTGAAATGATCTCCAACGCTTCTTTGTTAGCTCGAAGTTGTGCAATTCTGTTTTGAATCCTACGCTTTTCACCTTGCGCAATACGCTGGCTTTCTGTGCTGTTTGCCACATAGCCTCGTCCACCCGGACCGCCTCGGCCTTCACGAAGCCTTAGATCTTCTTCCTTCAATGCAGCGTCTTGATTTTTTCGGTCACGAGCAGTCTCATCAAATTCGCCCTTGCCCCGCGAGTAAGTACCCGGGGAACGCTCGAGCTCTGCAAGCCTTTGTTGTTGAATCTCAATTTGCTTGTCTACCTTCATTTGTGCTGCAGCAACACGGACAACTGGATTCTGCTCTGCACTTTTTCGAAGCCGAGCAAGATTTCGACCAAGCACATCTTTCTTCGGTGTAGTTTTATTTGACCTTGTTTTCTTCGCGTAACCAGGCTTAAGTTCTCTTTCTTTCTTCTTAGCCTGACGCTTCTCCTCTTTACTCAGATTCTTGTGTCTTTCCTTGCGGGACTTCTTTTTCCTACGAGGAACCAATGAACGAGTCGTTCGCTTTGAGCGCCCACCGTCATCAATTTTGGGCCCAAGAGTTGTTCCAAACTCCAACCCAAGAGTCTTGTCTATGCCTCTAGATACCCCAGGCGACTTCTCTCTCTTACCTCGAAGAGCACGGTCATCTCCTGGTCGACGACGAGACGGATTGTCCATTCTGTCGCGTGTAGTTCGAACTTCGTCACTCCGGACATCCAACTCATCGCCGAGAATTTCTGCGGTACGAGGCTCTCGAGGATCAAAAGCGAGTTGACCACTATTGTCCCTGATAGGACTGCCCACAGTGACTGAAGAAGTCTTTGGATCCTTACGCTTAAGATTCTTTTTGTTCCTGTCTCTTTCTCGCTTCGCCTTATTACTGTCTTGTACCGCTGGATCTGATGTGGAGCTACTGACCTTTGCCCCGTTTTTTCTATACCGCTCGACCTCTTGTTCGGCAGCCTTCTTTGAAAGAAGTTCTTTCTGTCCCTTTACCTTGATGGGTTCACCATCAGGAGTAACTCGGAACTCCTTAAGAACTTGCCCGTCAGACATGTAGGTGTAAGTGACGTACCGTGCAAGACGAGCCTTCCCGCCAGGCGAAACGTCTGATTCCTTGACACTCTTGAAAAGCTTTACTCGTTGAACTTTTTCTTTGACAATGCCATCAGTGTCTTGCTCACCAACTTGAGCTTGTTCAAGACCTGTTTGAATAAGAAAGTCTTCTGATACTAGAGGGTTTTTCCCTGATCGAATGCGAGTTCCTGGCTCGGTCTCAGGCGAGAGGGACTTTGCAACCTTAAAGAAGTCATCACTAAATTCAATTGGCATATCAGAACCCCCCCGTCACGTAAGCAAGCAAGTCTTCTGACGACGGTACATATCCGTTTTCGTTATAAAACTGATCTACCGCGTCAGGCATGGCCTTGACGATTTCGTCAGTCTTGGCCCTGTCCTCAGCAATACTGGCTCTCAATCCCTTGGTTTCAGGAAGATCCCCCACTTGTACCTGGGGAGTGGGGTCAAGCAGATCCAACACATCACCAGTGATGTAGTTCAGTCCATCACCAATACCCCTTGCCGCACTCGAGCCCACATCGATAGCCCCGCCAACAACGTCGCTTATTACGTCGGGGTAGAGATCAATGCCCGCAAAAGGCGAAGCCAAAAGCAAATCTCGAAGTGGGCCTGCTTGGGATTCATTTAAAACAACTTCAGGAGTAAAGAGGTTGTCTCGCTCCGAAGGCATATTCGAGAACATCATGTTGGGATTGGGGTTGGAAACACCACCCGGATCTTCTTCCAACATCCGCATGATTTTATTGACCTCGTCTATTGGCTCGGCTGATTGAACCATAGGTGGTTCAAATGGTTCAATCATCCAAGGCAATGGAGCATAACGTTGTTCAACATCCTCTGGACTAGGCGGTTCTTTGCCCTCTCTACGGTTCTCATCTTCTTCGGCAGCCTGAATACGGCGAAGCATTGAAATGCGGCTAGCAAGCTCTTCATCATTGATATCGGCATAGAATTCTTCGTCTGAGGTGCGTCTATTGGCCAAGAGAAAATCTTCTCGAAGACCCCGGATTTCATCATTTCGAGCGGAGCCAGAATCTCGGTCTAGATCTTGGTCAAAGGGATCTAAATTCCAGGCGTGTGCCCCAGGGTGAAGACCCGCAGCCTCGTGTGCGGCTACCCACTCGTTCCAAAGAGCTGGCTTTCCACGGTTATAACTCCTCAACGCAATTCCTTCGCTTAGGGAGTACTCGTTTTTTAGGTTGTCATGAATCCGTGCAGTTCGGTTGTTACCTCGAAAAGCCCTAACCCTTCTGTCCCTATCGTGTTCGTTCATAGGGATACTCTGTGAAACATTACGCGGAGTCATTGAAGCCTCAGTCGGGAATGCTTGATCTGAATTAGGTGTTTGAACTGACTCAGGCCTTGGCCCCAGGACAGAAGTCTGGTTCCCCGATGCGTCCGTGACAACGTGATGCTCGGGAGCTCGACGGTTAGCCTGCCGGTCAGCAGTCGCAGCTCTTTGAGCCGCTGTACCTGAAGTCTGGTTGACGTTCATTTCACTACGACGTGCATTAATTGCATCTGTCTTGGCGCGGTCTATACGTCCGACACCTGTAGTGCGCTTGTTACGGTTCTTACTGGTGGCACGAAGAATCCGAGCTCGATCTGCTCGAGCCTTTTCTTCCTTGCGACGTTCTTCAAGAAACATGCTAAAGGCGGGATCTACTGATGATTGTAGGTTCGTCATTAATGTATACTCCTCTATGGACCCCCTACCTGAGTACCCATGTCAAACACGACCATCAACAACACCTTAAGTTCCCCGGAACCGATGCAGGTAGCTCGGCATCTGATGAGGACTAAGTTCTCCACTCCAAACAATCGAAATGGATTGTGGTATTGGAGAGGGGTTTTCTACGAGTGGTACGGAGAAGAATGGAAGCCTCGTACCCTGGAGTGGGTGGAGTCGTCTCTTTGGAACGCACTTGAAAACCTGACTTATCAAACGATCAACAACGGAGTGGTGTCACAGCAAAGGTTCGCACCCAACCTCTCCAAAGTGCAGAATGTTGTTCGGGCTTTGCAGGCTATTGCCACACTAGCAAATGAAAAGGTGCCCGTGTGGATGGGCGATGAAGACTCCCCCCCACCTCGACACTCGATCTCGTTTGCCGATGTCGTGCTGGATTGCAGTACTGAATCAATGACGGAACGGACTGACGCATGGTTCGATCCTCATGTGCTGCCCGTTGCCTGGGACGCTGGAGAAGAGCCCCCCCACACTTGGTTGCGATGCCTGGAAGAGTGGAGCGGTGGAGATGAGAAGTGGATCGCACTGCTTCAGCGGATGTTCGGGTACTGCCTGCTACCCCACCGCGAATATGCCAAGTGGTTCTTGTTCTACGGCAAGATCCGGGGAGGCAAGGGCACGATCATGTCCGTGCTGAAGGCCCTGATGCGAGAAGGCTACATGGGTACCTGCCTTGAAGACATTGCAGGTCAGTTCGGGCTTTGGGGTATCGAGCAGGCCAGGGTCATGGCGATCAATGAGGTCTCTGAGATCTCTAACCGTGAGGGGGAGGCGGCCTGCCGCGTGCTGAAGAGCATCGTAGGCCGTGACCCCATCAGCATTAACCGCAAATACGAGCCCCCTCTGCGGAATGTGACGGTGGATGCAGTCCCCATCATGCAGGCGAACGAGATCCCGAAGCTCCCCAACAAGGGCCAGGGGTTGTCCAGCAAGATGGTTGTTCTCCCCTTCACGGTTTCTTTTCTGGGTAGAGAAGATTACGGTCTGCTGGCAAAGCTTCTTAAGGAGCTTCCGTCCATCGCTCGATGGGCAGTGCAGGGAGCAATCGATCTCGAGCGGGAAACAGATCCCCGGCTCAAGTTCATTATGCCGGATGCGGCCCAGGAGACGGTCGAAGAGTACACCACCGTCAACAATCCCTACGACGAGTTCCTGCAGGATATCTTCGAGGAATCAGAGGGTGCATTTGTCGGTACGAAGGTGGTCTACGAGAACTGGAAGAACTGGTCCAGGAATCTGAAGATTCCTCAGGTGTCACAGGCCCAGTTCATTCACAAGCTGCTTCAGGATTCGACCTGGAACATCGTGAAGTTCAGGCTTAAGAACGGCGGGGCGAGGGGACTGAGAGGACTTAAGCTCAAGTCGCGGTAAAGGTACCGGGGGGTACCAGGTGGGTACCGGAGGACATGGTTCCTCCGGTACCCTTTTTTAATGCCTGTAGGCCCGATCTGAAGAGAGGTACCACTAATACCATATCTCTCTAAAAGTAGGGGGGTTAATGGGGGTAGTAGAGAGATACACCGAGACTTGGTACCCATGGCACCCATGGTATAGACCGACGTGGGGGGGACAGGAAGCAAGATTTCCTATACCACCCCCATTGGTACCCCCTTTGGTATTGCCAAAAGTTTTGATAGCGGAACGGCCTTTCTACTAATTAGGTGTATTGCGGTCAGGGGGCTTGAGGGGGGGTCGCACCACAGTGCGCCTAATTATATTTATTTATTTACTCATACCACGCGATGCTAAGTATTCAGACAGTTGTTTTGTTTGTTTTGGTTGTTGGTTTTAGTACCAGGCATTGCCATTGGCTTTGCTTGGTTTTTACATCCTTTCACTCAGGAGTAAATGATGTGTAATGTGGCAGATCACGTGTACGTGCCTCTCTCGGATCAGCGTGAGATCCTATTGAGGAACATCATCTTGGAAGAGGTCGGGGCTCCTTCCCCGTGGAGTACGGAGAACAGGGAGCCTCCGTGTGTGCTCATGACCGTGTCGACAGATTGCTCTGTCTTCGGTAGGACCAATTCTTCAGGACACGACATTGAATCCAATCTCGTAAGAGAGCATTCACCCGGACACATTATGAGAGTGTTGCGGGGCGTCGTATCTGATCAGTCCATCTCTATCAACATAGATGGAATGGACTCGGATATGGCGGACTTGGGTCACGTTCCCATTCCACGCGAAGACAGATCCTTCATCCGAATTCACAATTACCGTCGAAACATAAGTTGTACTCTGCTTGTCGTCAGCAGAAATCCACGACGAGTAATTCAAAGTTTGGACATGATGTTCCGGACATTGCCCGTAACCGTGCACAAGTGGTGCAGGGACAAGTCCAGGGAATCAGGTGTGTCCGCCAAGATGAGCGAATACGTCTGATTCATTCGTCCCCCTTGGGAGGCCGGTGCTGCGCCGGCCCCCCTCGGGGGAGTTTTGTTTTTTGTTTTTTGTTTGTTTTGGGTGTTACTAGACCACTACACGGAGGTAGTAATCATGCAAGACAGTATCCGGTACGCGAACCCGGACACAGTAGTTGTGGACTCACAGTTTCTCACTGTACATAACCACGACTACCGAGAGCAGGACTTGCACCAGCTCTCAAACGTACCCGTGCAGACGAACGGGGACGTTGACCACGTCTCGGACAAAGCAATCGTGAAGTTCCAAACGGAATTCCACGAGTTGGCTTGTACCAGGACGTACGCAATCCAGTGCTTGTTGCACTTGGTTGCACACAGGCCTCGTCTACTACGTCGCCTACGGAGTCATCGATTCGACACTGACTCCATGCAACACGTAGACATTGCCGGTGCGGACGCGCTCAAGCAAGTCAGAGCCATCCGAGTTGCAGACCTGCTCCTAGCACGAGCAGGACATGCAGCACATTGAAATGCGCACACATTTTAGGTGCATTTACCACGGATCTAGATTGGTTCAAGTGACCAGTTCAGATTCTCGTTATCCCAGTGTCTCACAAGTTCCCCTTGTGAGCAACAGGACCACGACGACTCAAGACGTTGTGGTTCCGGCCCGTCAAGCCAAATCCATGTATCGACTCCTCAACATTCAACTCAACAGAAAGTAGAAATTCATGTACTACGGTGCAATTGAAAAGACCTGCCCGTCGCAGGCAGAACTGTTCCGCGTGAGCAACATCACGACCAAGAAGATCGACAGTCGCTACACAACTGTCGCGTTCAAGGCTTACCCGAAGAGCAACAATCAGGCTGACGTGCTGGTCAGTGTCCCGCCCAACGCCGAAGCCAAGCAGCTCATCATGTACACGCCCGACGGTCGAGCGGTGAACCCGAACTGCGAGATTCTGTTCTCCATCATTCATCAGCTCCTCGGAAAGACCAAGGCCACCGCAGCAGCGAAGGCTTGGGCGAAGAACAACGCCACCGTGGAACAGGGTGACTTCAACTGGCAGAAGTACCTCGAACCCCTCTACGGATTGTTCATCCAGATCAACGTGAGGGAGACCGGAGAAGCATCGTGCTCCATGAATGACAAGGGCATTGCACAGTTCTTCGATGGTTCTGTTCTCGTTGACAAGAGGATCGAGAACAACGACAAGGACCAGATGGTCAAGGACATGCTTGGCCGATTCGAGAAGCCCCTCGATCAGAAGGCACTCGAAGACGAGTTCGGCAAGGCAGAGAAGATGACCCCTCGCAACCAGTCCACGCCCAGCAATGCGTGACGCAAGTATCTCCTGAGCCAAGGGGAGACAGGCTTCGGCTTGTCTCCTCTTTGGTTTTTTGTTTTTTGTTTGTTGTTGTGATTGATTGAGTACCAGTGACATATTGTAATTTATATATATCTTACTCTTACTAATACTCTCTTTACTTCTTACCTTTGGATAGGCCAAAGGTATAGTCCACGCAACTTGAAGGAATCCGACATGCACACTCGTACATGCCCCAAGTGTTCTGGTTCAAGTACAAAGTCTGGCCATCCTGATGACACCAACCCGTGTGATCACTGCGTTGAAGGAGTCACGGCAGCAGAGGGATACAAGCTGGTGTGGTTCATCTACAGCGAACCAGGATATCCCGTCCTCGACAACGAGTCATACGAAACTGCGGAAGCGAACTACGACATCATGGGTTACGACGATCCCGAATGGAACAGACACGGAGACGCTTACGTCGGTGCTGCAATCGTAGATGAAAAGACCCACGAGATCATGGATGAATCCACTCCCGCCGATTGCAAGTGGTTGCAATGGGATGATGACGGCCCATGTGACCGACATGCCTGGCGAAAGTACCTGGCATCTCGACCAGTGATGGTCTGAGTGATGTTGGCTCGAGCCCCGCCCCCGCTGCGCGTAGGGCGGGGCTCTCACCCCGTCATCTCTCTTTTTTTTTCTTATGCATAACCTTGCTGTATTCACCTCTGGGATATAGCTCGTATAAACATGAGGTATGGACTGAGCACAGCCAGATAAATCCTGCTTCCTGTTCACTGATCCCTCTAAGTGAACTTGTATTACCCGAGGGGTAACCTTCAGGATTAGGTGTGGACCTGGTCTGAAGGGGAGGCGTACAAACCTATATCGTCAGGTCCACCTAACGCAAGTTCGTCGGAGTCTATTTAATGACAGGTAGCTCCTGCACATTCGCGATGCCGACACCGTTCTAGCAATTGTTCCTGCCAAACGACGGTTTGATTAGAGGTTCAGAATAATACAATTCTAAAGCGGCATGCTGCAATTAAGGGTGGCACTACTAGGCCAGTAGTGCTGCCCTTTTTTTTTCATCCTAAAGGAATCCAGACTCATGGCAGACGCTGAACCTATCGGCAAGCTGATGAACATCGCTCTCTACAAAGACGCGACACTCTTCGATATGCACCTGTACCTGGCCATCGCAAAGATGGAGGGCTACACCAATCTCATCCCCGAGATGGAACAGATCATCGCAGCACGGCAAGGAGAACTTCATGCCTCGACTACCAAACCAGCGTTACCTAAGACTCTTGAGGAAGATTGAGCAGGGTCATACCGCAAGTTATGAACTTGAACTACTTCTAGAAAAGCATCTTGGAGAAAAATACGACGACAACAAACTGGCGTCATATGGGGCTACCACATTTGATCCCTCGGCACCTGATCAATTGCCTTCTTCATTTGAACAGGCACTTGAATATTACACCAATGAGCAATAAGGAATGCTTCGGCCACACATGGGAAGTCCTTATGGCATCCCTAGATCAAGAGTCACAACAAGAACTGAAGGAGTATCTAGATGACGAAAGCCACGACATCTTTCCAGATCGACATGCCGATGCGTATCCACTACGACGGCTACCTATCTCTTGTGCCCGACCTGCCGAAGACAGGCAAGATCCACGCCCGCCACTTAGTTGAGCGATGGTACGAAATTGCTTGGATTGCTCAGTCCATGTTCAACATGAAGATGCTTGCCCCTAGAGACTGGCACATCACGATTGCAAGTCGTCAAGAAATGGAAGACTGGCAAGAGATCTCCTGGAAGAACAGGACATACGACATCAGGTTTTCTTACGAACTCAGTGAGGTACACAACCAGTTGATCGAACGAGATATACCTGGATGCAGCGAGAGGTTTCGATTCATGTTTGCACCTTCTAATTTCATGGTGATGAACATGAAAGGTCAAAGATCATTCGGCATTTCACTTGATGGCAATCCAGATCTCGAGGAGTTGTTTGAGGACTTCAGAGAAGGACTGCCTATCAAGAGTCCCCACCTAACTCTTTGCAATGACACAGGTCACATGAAGGACTCAGTTGGCTGGCTCAGCTACCTCCATATGGATAAAAACCAGATTGCTTGGACTGGAATGCCTGGTCTCCCAACGAACGGAGAGAAGTCATTGCACTCCTTGCATCAAGACTGGCTGTCTGGACAAGGCAGAAATCTAACTCGCTTCGAACGTAGACCTTCTTACGAAGAACTCGAATGCTTCGGCATCAACACAAAGGACTAAAGACCATGAACATTCTCGACGCACTCAAGCCTAAGGGAATCACTGAAGAAGAGTGGGAGTCTCGTGCCCACTATGGATTCCGTGGTGGCAAGATGAAAGTGATTGACTTGGGTAGTGGCTACGTCAACATCACAGGCAAGTGTGTAATGAGTGGCAAAGATTACGTAGTTCACCGCATCTTGATTGCACACATCAACATGTGGCTCAACGAAGGGAAGATGATCCAGGACGCACTGTCTCAACTGTCAACTGATGACCGTGGATTCCTGCTGGATGGGATCTGTCCTGACGCTCGAGCAAAGATGGAGGAATCATTCAATGGCTGATGGTCACGTATACGTAGACGCAGGATGTATCTGGATCGGTGATCCTTGTTACGTCATGGGAGATAACGCAAGCAACCGTGTAAGGGATTGGATCAAAGACTTCTGCCGCAAGTTAGACAATAGCAAGCGAGTTCAACAGCCTCTTGGCGTAGGAGTAGGCATGTGTATCAACAGTGGTTACGGAGACGGTCGATACCCGGTGACTGTGAAGTATGACTCTCATTCAGGCAGGCCAGCATCTGTCACTATCACTTTTATTGGGGAGCGAGACGAAGATGACTACGAATGAACGTGACCTGATTGATTCCGTCATCGCCCTGGCAGATACCGTCGATCCTTCAGGAAAAATTGCAAAGCACGCTGATGGAGTACCCGAACTCAACGACAGCGAGTACTCCATAGACGAAGTGATTAACTGGGTGCTTGATGTGATGGAGGCTATTGGCGAAGCCGCATCCAACACACTGAAACAGAAAGACGAACGCCTCTATCAATTCGCATGCATGGTCAATGATGGCGACGACATTGCATTTGATGTGGCAGAAAACATCGCCATTGAATTCAATCACCTCAAGAAAGATGAAGATGAAGATGAAGAAGAGGAAGAAGATCAAGA